CACGGCATGAGCTATGTCGAAGCTGCTAGGACAACGCTTGTTGAATTTGAGGTATATAATACCGCCTACGCTATTAAACAAGAGGACATCCGCTTTAACGCAGCTATTCAAGCATGGTATAACCAGAATCAAGTGTGCCATCGTTTTGAACTTTAGACAAAGTAGCTTGGTCTGCGATTTTAAGGCGCAAGTTAGTGCCGTTTGGAATACCGTACACCAAGCCGTTGAAGTTACCAGTAATCAATGTACCTGTTGGGTAAGTTTGGCCGTCTTGCAATTGAAGTTGAGAATATGGAAGACCATCAAGCTCACCGATTGCGTTAGGGTTAGCTGGCTTAGTGAAGATGTGTTGACCACCGTTCACGCTGTCCACGATTCCACGGAGTGTGCGGTTGATTGTGCGGTGCCCCACGAATGCGTTAGGTTCTTTTTCTGACTTGTCCTCAACATCGTAGATATTATTGAGGTTGATGTCACCAGATACGATGTTCTGAGCACGTTTAGCAGACGCCAAAACGTTAGCGCCGAATGGGTTGTTATACAAGCCAAGGAACGCCGCCCCGTCGATTTTCTTGTTGAACAAGTCAACAATCTTGTCTTTGATCGATTCAAAGAAGTTAGTCCAAGTGTAGTTGAGGACTTCTTCTGTAACTGGCAAGATAACTGCCAATTTACGAGATTCAAGAACGTAAGATTTAGTTTGTACTTTTGCAGTACCGATTTTTTGACCTTCACCAACAAAGTAAGCGTCTGTCAATTGACCAACTTCTACGCCTTTACGAACCATTTTACCGTTCATTTCAACTTTTTGACCAAGCTGAATGACTTTTGAAGTTTTTACAAGTTCGTCAGTGAATAGATCAGTGATGTATTCTGATGTAATCTCTTTTCCAAGAGAATCAGACAAGAGGACTGTGTCCGGATTGAATTTTTGTTGAGCCATGCGCTCTCCTTTCTTAGTTTAGAAATTAGTGATTTTGGCTTTATCAAACTTGTCTTTTCCACGGTGAGAACGCCCTTCCTCTCCACCACTAGTGCGAGGTGGTAGAGCTTTAGCTTCTTCTCGTTTCTGCAAGTTTAGGATGTTAGCCATGTTTGAAACAGCTAGCTTAGTAGCTTCTTCATCGCCTTTGACTACGAATGCAAGCGTTGACTCATTGACAGGCACGCCTTGAGCTTCGAGCTCTTTAATAGCGATATCCTGCATTTGACGTTGAACGATCTGAGCTTGAAGTGCTGCAATTGTGCTCTGGGCTTCTTCGAATTCTTTATCCCGCTGTTTCTGTTGCAGCTCTTGAAGTTCTTCTTCACTCATTTTAGCTTTAGCAACAGCTTCCTCGATTTTTGCTTGAATACCGGTTTGCATATCAGCAATTTCAAGAGTGTGTTTCTCTTCCATCTGTTTGAGTCTACGCTGCATTTCAGCAACTGACACCATCTTCTCCTCTTTTTCTGGTTGGCTAGCTTCAACCTCTTGAGGATTCTCAACTGTTTCAAGTTCTTTTTCTGCCATGATAGGCTCCTTTCTTTACGCTTTTACGAGCAACCCCCTCGAACTCATGCAGCTTTTAACGTCCTCAGCACGGTCTGGACAAGAGCTTACTCGCCCCAAACACCGTTAACAGCTTCTTCGTCAAGAGTGCTGCCACCAGCTTTATATTCCATTTTGATATGTCCATACGCTGAACAGCGACAGTTAGGGTGCATTGGGTACATGTTAACCCCTTTCTCTGCCTTGTTGATTGGTATGGCCTTCCTATCAAGGGGCTTACAGATATCACAAGCCCCACTTTCAGCAACATAGATTAAATGTGTGAAGTCATTCTCCTTCAGCATCATCAATTCTGTATCAGCATTAATGCGAGCTATTTCGGTCTTGAGCAATCGTTGGGCGTTGGCTTGGCTTGTGTTATATTTCTTAGCTAATCGTTGCCGTTCCTGCTTAAAACCGTCCATGTCGGTGAAGATACGTGCTAACGAGCTAAACACATCCTTCTGCATGTTTGCACGAAGTCCGTTCCTGCCCCAAACTCTGCGACTAAAATTCTGACCGTAGAAATCAGCGTCTAAAATTGCTCTCATACGACTTACCGCATTGACAGCAGAATTGCCTAAGATACCCGCTTGGCGCTTAAATTCAGCTAAATATTCACTCTCACGCGCTTTATCGAAGACTTCGTTAACATCTGATATAAGACTAGCTATTTCAAGCCTTAATTCTGCTTTGAGTAGCTCCAACCGACTGACTTTCATTTTTAAGTTAAACAGTCTTAGCCATTGATTAGTGCCGTGTGAGAAGTCCTTCTCGACTACTGCCTTTCTAGCTCGGTCTCTGTACTCAGTAACATCGAACTCATTAGCTCGCTTCATAGCTTCGGCACGGCTTAGCCCCTCTTTGTCAGCGTAGCGCATGTAAAAGCCGTTTATTTGGCTCTGCATACGGTTATATGACGCTTGATAAAGCTCTTTTAAGACCTTGTCACGCTCTATGTCACGCTTGATTAGGTCTGATTGCGCTTTTCTCTCGGCATTGTAGCGTTCATTATTCGTCATCATCCTCAACACCTACAATCTGACTAACTTCTAGATCAGTAGCCCCGCCCTCTTCGAGCAAACGGCTCTTTTCTTTGCGAGCGTCTGTGAAGCTAGCTGATTCCATAAGCGTCTCTTGTGAGATTTCCATGCCGGAATTGATAGCAGATTGAATCTCAGCCCATACATCCGTTGGCAGGTTCTCATGGAACGTAAATGTCAGCATGTCAGCGTCCACTGGTTCGATACCTTTGAGATTGTTAGATAGCAACTCAAGCAGCTTATAGCGTCGTCTGAGCGCCTTGACAAAGAACCCACGCTTAACGGCTGTAACTTGCTGCAAATCAACTAGCTTGTAGCGGATAGCGATCCCAGACGTAGCTGAGAAAGTCGAATCGTCTTGCAAGTTAGGCAATCCAACAATGCGGAAGAAGTCTTTAATCAAACGTGATTTATACGCTTCGACACCGCTGACATCATATTGTTTGTAGATATAGCCGGCATCTAGTGACGTTTGCTGCCCGTTGTGTCCGACACCACTCTCAAGTACTAGCATGTTAGCGTGCTTCATTTTCATGATGTCAGACGCATTCATGCCAGTACTTTCGACATCACCCTTGATAACCAGCATGGCATCGTTAAGGTCTGACATGTAGTTAGCTGTGTCCGACTCTGCTGCGTCGTAAGCGTCAATGATTGGAATCCCTTTCTCCCAATCTCCCGAACGCTCTCGGTTATTCTGCCATTCAACTACCGGCACCATTCCGAACGGGTTTTCTTTACGCTCGATTTCCTGCCAGTTTGGATCATAGCTGACAATCTTGCTATCAGTGTAGACCGTGACAAACATTTCACCGTTGTACACTGGGCAATGAACAGCCGCAATGATATCTTTTCGGACGTCTGCGCTACGGATTGTGAACATCTCCCTTGCATCAATCAAGACCACTGCTGGATTGCCAAACTCATCATAATAATGCAGCTCAAACGCTCGCCCAAAACGTGAAGCGTCATAGACTAACTCACGGTTAAGAGCTTCAATGTCGTTGTAAGCGTTGAAGTCATCAATAGCCGTCAAGTCGCTGTCAGTGTCAGTAGCACCAATTGAAATAGGTTGACCCACCGTATAACCAGTGAAGAAGCGGCTAGCTTGTCCGCCCAGATCATGCCTAATACGGTAGTCAGCTTTCTCTGGCTCTAGTCGTTTACGACCATTTAGAATGGTGTAGTTGTTCCCGTTTGAGTAGCTCTCTAGGATATTCAAGCGGTCTATCTGTCCATCTTGGAACTGAGCTACCATCTTCTCTAACTTCTCTCGCCCTTGAAACGTGTCCACTAGGTCATCCGCTGATTGAGCCATGAAGTGGGTGTTAGCTTCTTTGGGAAAATGAAGGAAGTCTTCACGTTTCTGCAAGCTAGTCGGTTCCATGTCTCGCTCGAATTGGTATGATCTAGGAATGTACTGTCCTTCATGTAAAATGTCGTCAGCACTATGTGTTGTGTTCGTCATTCTATCTCCTTATCAATTTGTTAACCCGTCTAATCTTAGCGTCTACATCCTGCCTATCCTTGACGAAAATAAGGTTCTGCAGTGCGTACCTAATCGCATCGATACAGTGGTTATAGCTATCGCATGGCTTGTTGATGTACTCGTTTGTATACTTATCTTTCTGCCATGTATAGTTTTCAAGCTCTTCAATCGTCTTGACGCATCTTTCATCAACGATTATGTCGAATTGCTGCAGGAACTGAATCCCTTGTAGAACTGAGCCTTTGCCCTTGTCTACCGGAATAGCTCGACGCAAGCCCAGCGTTTGCAATTCAGCAATGGATTTCTGTTCCGCCGAGTCGGCCATAATCACCTCTTTTGAATAACCAAGGCTAGTAATAGCTTCTGCTATCTGGTTGTTAAGCAAGCCCTTTTTGACATACTCCTCTAGGATATATAGCCGCTTATTCTCTCGGTCTATTTTGACGTGCATAAACGCCGTGGGGTCGTTTGTAAAACCAAAGTCAAGACCAAAAAAGGACGGTAGCTGTTTAAGCTCGTCCTTATTGAGCAATTTCTTTTCGTACTTTGGAAATACTAACTTATCGAGGGTGGCAAACTCACCCAAAGCATAGATTTTGTAGTAGGCTTCGTTTCGGTTGGCTAGCTCCTCGATATTCTCCTTGGTCAAGTCATCCAGAAAGCGATTATCCTTGTACGTCGTTTGATAAACCACTGTATTCTTAGGGCTCTTCACAAAGAATGCGTTATATACCCAGTTGGCCTTAGACACTGGGTTGAACATCAAATAGATTTGTTTTTGTTTGTGAGCCTTGTCCCTCAAGCGAAGTGTTAGCTGTGTGTAATCATCAAGCGTAAACTCTGACGCTTCTTCCATCACAACGTCTGAAATGCCTTTGATAGACTTGATTTTCTCTGGGTTATCCATCCCTTTAAAAATCAGTTCAGCTCCGTTTGGTAATTCAATACGGAATGCGCTCATGTTAACCTTGCATAGATTAAGCACACCGAAATAGGACAAGGCTGCTTGCACATCCGCAAACACCGAGTCACGAACCGTAGAGCCTACTTTTCGCAATATCAATATTTTTCGGGGTTTATCCCACTTTTTAAGAGCCTTGAGGACTATTTTTTGGAAGACGCCGTGACTCTTACCGCTAGATGCTCCGCCGTAGTGTACCTCGGTGAATGTGTCATAATCAAATAGATGTTCATAGATATGCCGATTAAACACCTTGCTTGGATTGATTTCAAGATTAATCGTCATTCCATTCACCGACATTAATATTGATATCTTGCGTTACATCAGCTTCGACCTTATCTGTCCACATCCTATAGCGCTTACCGATATCAACTGCCGCAGCCCGACGAGTAGCTACATTCGGTTTAGCTTGAGCAATGCGTTGCATACCCTCACCATCCAGGACAAGCAAGGGTTCTTCAACCTCACCACGCATGACGGCAGTGAGAAATTCCATGACCTCTTGTTGATCCGCAACACGTTCCGATTTTAATTGTTCCAGTCGTTCGTCTATATAAGCCTTGACCTCAGTATTTCTTAGTAGCTTACTACCATTGACTTCTGCCGTCCTTATCTTCTTAATACTAGGATAAGCCTTTTTGTACGCCTGCGTAGCGTTTAGGCTGATGATGTACTCATCGGCAAACTTTATTTGTTTTTCGGTCATCCCATTTTCCATCAACTCCTTTCTGATCCTTTCTGATACTGAAAAAGACAACCCACAAAGTGAGCTGTCTCTGATTTTCTTCGATAATATAATAATACCACCTTAAACAGTTGTTAGACACCGTGAATTAACCGTTGAAATACCGTTATTTCAACGTTCCACAACTAATTTGCCATCTCTATACAATTCTGCAAATGCTAGGATAGCATTATTTAGCAATTCTTGAAAAGCCGTCCTCTCGAATCCGATTGCCTGGGCGATTTGCCAGTTTGGTTTCGGAGGGTATGCCAGATATTTCTCTATCAGTATTCTGCGATAGTCTGGACGATATAGCCCGCTAACTGCTTGCTCTATGGCTTCTAGCTCGTTCATAGCATCAACACGCCTAACTGCGATATTTTCCACTGGTCTGCTCACTCCGCTACCACCTCGTGGCATGAAGGTAAACTCTTGTGTGATCTTCTGCTCAGCGCTATCGTGTGCTATCTCTCGCCATCTAGGGTATTCTCGAAGTTTTCGCTTGCAACGTTTGATAGTTGCTTTTTCATCAATTTCCGGCAATAGCATTGTTCTATCCTCTTTGGTATAATAGTAGTGTTGATTTTCAAAGAGTGCCGGCCATTATGTCGGTCTTTTTTGTTTGGCCCAAAAAACATTAAGAAGTTTTATAAGGGAAAGATTAATGTATTTGTTTTTGGGTTGTTTCTTGGGCCTTTTATCACCTCCTTCTAGCCAAGACACCAGCAAGATCTTTGGCTTTTTTTAGTAATGCGATATCGATAAGAAAGAGGGTGTTTCACATCCTTTTCTCTTAAATTTGCCGGGTTTTTGTTGAGCAAGGTCTGTCAGCTTGCTCGGTGTTGAAAAGTGTTCAAGCCACTAAAAATCTATATTCATTTTTTTTAGCTTCATTTTTTATTTTTAGTGTTTGACAGACAATGGCTGGCAAGAGGAATCGAACCCCTTGAGTAACCACTCCAGCCAGATATAGTGAAATCATTTTTTTGGAGATTTTCCTCCTTCGTTTTTGAAATAATACAAGAATTATGGAGATTTCTGACCTATATCCAATTGCAGGCATAAGCCTTGGATAATCACGCTACCAGTATGAGCGTTTTAGATTTTGTAAAGATAAAAATAAAGGATACCTACTTTCTATATTTTAGATTTACTGGATTTGGGTAGCGTCAACGACCAGTCACGCTTCCGCTGATTTGAATGAAAAGAAATCAAAAGGCTCCTCTTTTCTAATTTATATTGACTGGTAATAGCTAGTAAGGGAGTCGAACCCTCACTAGCTACATGCCTAACGCATAGGCTTTATACAAGGCTTTTCTGACCGTAATTTTATTACGCCCTAACTCGCCTTTTTACGATATTTCAGAATAATTCTGCCAATCTCGTCATCTAACCTTTCAGGCCACTCATAATGATTGAAGACACAATCAACAATCTTACTGAATAGCTCTCTTGACAGCACGCCTTCCATTTGAATGGCCTTCAAAGGAGTTAAAGCAGCCTTCTCTAAATAACACTGATTGATGGCGTTTTGGGTTTTGTTAGCTTTCTTCTTATCGCACCCTTTAATATCTCTAATGTACTTGTTTAGGTCGTTAGGGTGTTCCTTGCGTAGCCCTTCCACTTCCTCACGGAACTCCTGGAATAGCTCCGCTGGCAGTCCTGCGTTGGTTTTATCCAAAACTGGGCGCGTGGTTTTACCTCTTGTGTAATTCTTGGATAGATATGCTTTAAGGTCATGATATAGCTCATCAGAAATGATGCCTTTCAGTCTATCGACTGTTTGAGGTGAGATTCTCTGACGCTCCACGACCGCATTATTGAGTGCTTGCAAAATGATAATCGCTTGTTTCTCGCTGCACTGTCTCACTTTTTGGAAATGTTGCTTGTAATCTTTCGGATGTGCCTCTTTAAGTGCTGCATGTTCATTGATCAACCGTTGATGTAGCTCCTTGGTCAGTCCAGCATATTTGTAGGTTTTGCTCATGAGCTCCGCTCCTCTATCGCTTGGCAGTCTGCGATATATCCCTCTAATGTTATTCCAACGGCTTCGAACGGAGCGTATTCGCACACAGTTCTCTTAACCACCATTGTCGTAAGCGCTCTTGTATTTCTTGGACCTCTACCGCAAATAATAGCTACATCTCTCCTAAAGCGATCTCGCTCGAAAGCCATATCATAAAGTTTTGAGACGTTTCTCATTACCGATTTTTTTAATTGTCGTTTGTTCATTATTCCACCTCTGCCAGTTCTGGATTCTCGTAGATTCTATTTCTAATAGTTGACCAATCGCACCCGTAATGTGATGCAATCCAATTTATTGATTTACCTTCGACTAAGAATGTTTTTAACTCTTCTAATGGGATTGAAATGCGCTTTTTCATTTTTAAGCCTTTTCTATTATGATTTGCCATGCTTATTTTTCTCCTGTGAGACTCTGAAAAAACACGTCCTTTATTATGTTTGCTATTATGAGCTTTATTCAATATCAAAGATAAATTTTCTTTTCTTGCATCTAACTTATTCTCATTCAAATGATGTACGCTATATTCAAATGGAATTCTTGTTCTTAGCCAATATTGCATTAAAAGCCTGTGCACATGAATCTTTTCGTTATGAATTGAAACAGCAGGGTAGCGACCGTGCAAATATATTTTTTTCTTGCTTAAAGAAGGTTTTTTCTGATACCACAGAATTGCCTTCTCTAATTCAGAATAATCAACAATACACTTACATTCATTGTCGAACTCAATTTTCTTCTGTATTTTCAACGTCAAGTAACTCACCGTCCTCCCATATATTCCCGATGATTTCAACTTCGAAGATATCTGTGTTAAACAAGTCGTATAGAGGGGATTCTTCGATTTCTCTTTTGATTTCCTTGGAAACAAACATCGCCTTGTTGTTGTTAAAAGATACAACTTCCAACCAGCTTGATAGGTTGGTCACTTTAAGAATATCCCCCTCAAAGATTTCTTTGCCATTCTTGTCTCTGAGGCCAGTTGATTGCATTAAAACACAATCATCGCTCTTGCACATCCAAGTGATAGCGTCTCCGATGAAATCAAACTCGCCATTAAAGAAATTAATTTCTTCCACATCTACCATTTCTTTATCTTCTTTAAGCCACGCTCTAAATCTTAACAAAACCACCACGCTCCTCCCATTTTTCTTTGGCATGAAGTCTTGAGTGTTCCGAAAATGACATCAATTCAATATTTTCGGGACTATTATCTAGTTTATTTTCATTTACATGATGTGCAACTTCATTATTTTTCAAAAACCTTCCTAATTTATTCTCCAATACTAATCTATGTTTTCCAACATACCCTGATTTCATGGCATTGGGGTGTTTAGGCATGTAAATGTATTCATATCCACTAATAATGACGCTCTTTTTATAAGACCTTCTCCTAACACCTAACTGTGAGCAAGATTGACTGCACGCAGTTAATCTGTTACCTTCCCCTGTTGGTCTAATAACAAGAGATCCACATTTAGGACATTTGAATAATGAACAATACTCTAACCTTTTTCTGTTGTTGATTCTCATTCTTCCTAACCTTTTGATTAGTATCATTGCCCTCTCCCTTTCAAATAGCTAGGGATGTCATCCCCAACATTCGCTTGGTCATACTGTTCCTTGCTTACTAGAAACTTCCCGTAAGCTCCGCAATCAATAGTGTAGAGATCATTAATTTTCTCTTTCCCGGTAACCTTGCCATACATTTCAGAACCAGCGTTATCTACCCGATGGATAGTTACTGTCTCTACCCTGCGTGGCACTGTCAGAACGTAGTAGACTGACAGCATGTTGATAGCTAGTGATACTAGTAGTATGATTGTAGCTATCGTTAAATCTTTATGTTTCACTCATAAACCCCTTATATACCTTTTTTAAAATCTCGCAAACCAAACTCAGAGGAATGTTTGACCTCTCATTATAGGATTTCGTCCAATCTTGAAATTTGATGTCATTTGACTTCTTTTCATTTTTAAGATTCAACTCAATGTTTCCAGAAAATCGAGTTGGTTTAGAAATCGGATAGTCGTCATAATTGTTGTATCTTGTATGATTTTCAAACGGGATTTCGAACCCCAGCACTCTCTCGATGTATTGCCAAATTCTGCCATGAGCTGGGTTCTCTATGATCCAATATTTGGGCTTGTATCGTTTGATGATTTCGACTGTATTGAACACACACAATTCACCATTGATTCGTTTCATAAGTTGTTTATTTGGGTAGTATTGATATCTGTCATAATCCTTATGATCACGAACGGTAAATATCGACAAGGGTTCTTGTGGTTGAAATAAAGAGTCACCTTGCTCTTGTTTCCAACAAGCATTTCCTCTATCCATGGCGCTAGCGTTAGACCAACTTTCACACGGTGGGCTAGCGATAATCAGATCAGGTTTAGGCAATTTGTCCAATGTGTCAAATAGTGTGTTATTTCCAAACAAACGGCTATAATCAGCTAAATTCAGATTGATAAAATGATGATTTTTATTTTCGATATCAATACCTATTGGATAGATTTCAATATCTTTGCCCAGTTTCTTTACACCTTTTGTGTATGATCCGTTTCCACTGTCAAACAATGCCCAGACAATCATCCTAGAGGTCTTCCTCTTTGACGAAAGTGCCATTAATCATCTTTCCCTTTCTATTCTTAATCTCCTCGTAAGCAATACCGAGACACTCGGTCACATCAAGGTCTAGTTGATGCGCTAGTACGATAATCGTTACCAGCGTGTCACCGATAGCATCCTTGAGTGCTGCTTGTGGCTCAGCGAATTTCGTTGGTTTCAAGAGTACATCCCGAATCTCTCCGACTTCCTCAGTGATACGCATCCACTGTATTTTCGGGTCAGCTTGTTTTAATCCACGGCTATCTGCCCAATGATTGATGCAGCGAACAAGTTTATCAAATTTTCCTTCGAACAATGTTTCATTCCCTAAAACTTCTATGATAGTCACCCCAAAATAGTCAGCAATTTTTTTGGCACTGTGCATTGTGGGCCAGTATTCCCCCGATTCGAACTTACGTAACACAGATTCTGAGAATCCTACTTCATCGGCCAGTTCCGATATGGTTAATTCCTTTTTCAGCCGTAGTCGTTGAATTTTATTCATCACTCCACCTCTTTCACTTCCACGCCCGGGCAATCGAATATCCAGCCAAAATCAGCTTCTTCTAGCTCTTTGCGGGTGTGGGCTCTACTTTGCGTGTATATGTTATTGTAAAAACGCAATCCGTTAGTGCCTGTTTTCACTAACCAATCTCCGCCCCCATCTTTCTTCTTGAGTTTAACCGTATATCTAGCCTCTTTCTCTACCTCGTAGCCAAACTGGTGCATGTTGACTAGGATATTAAACGGTCTTGTTTTGCTACTGATCAACCATTCTTGGAAGTCAGTTAGACCGCCACAATTGTAATTTTTTTCAGTCTGGCAGACCTCTCGATACAGATTTATCTCAAACTCATCCTTATGCCCCTCATACCAATCTGCCACACACGGCGGTACCACTGGTTTTGGGAAAAACGAGTCATATAGGTCTTCTGCGTAAGATACCGAACCGCCAGATATCCTTGATATTGTCCGCACTGCTTCTTCTCGACTTACTGCTTCTTGTCTATCCATTGTTTTCTCCCTCTAGCAAAATCTTTTCTAACTGCTCAATCGTTTCGGTTCTTACATAAATCCGATTTGTCCCGTCTGCGAACGGCGTTTTTACAAAAATGATATTAGGGCCAATAGAGATGTGCCCGATATCATCGACATTTAAAATTGTGTCCATATCAATTCCTTGTGCGATGTTTGTAACTCTAATAAATTTAGCCATTACTAACCTCCTTTGACTCCACTTCATGGCACTTGCTACCGCCATACTTAGCACCTTGTCTGTGAAACTCGTTCAGTGCCTTATTCTTGTCCTTGTATTGAATACGTTGGTATAGCTTGCCATTCTCAAATACTGATACCGCCCAACTCATTTCATGCTCCTTAATTCCCATAGTTATCGGTTCCGGCCCTTCTCTGAAAACCTTTGCCGGATTCTTTGCTATAAATCGTCTTAACCATTGCATAGCTCGACCATCTTTCTTAACAAGCCTTCATCCGGTAACTGCTCTAGTGTCAAAATCCGATTGAGCTTTTTTGCGTTGATTCCCAACTTAGCGCTGATATATTCCATATCTTCGTGGTTAGCCCAGAACCATTTCGAAAACTCTTGCGTTTGACCTAATACGCTTGTGTGGTCGTAACTGCCCGGCGCATACACACCAACCAACTTATCTTTATATTTGCTGTTCATTCAAGCTCCTTGATTTCAAGTTCAATGCGTGGGTTAGGACTGTACTTCTTACGAGCTCTCAACTCGCAAACAATGCTGTCATCCGTCCAGACGATACCCTTCTTATCAACTTTGTTGTAGCCAGCTTTTGAAATACTGTCAAAGAGCGATTTGACCAGATTATCAACGTCTGGAGTTTTCGCATGCCAAAGTGTTTCAGACATGAACCGCTTGAACGCATCCCACGTTTTAGCCCTTGCTTTTGGCGTTGGTTTCTTCGATACATTCAGCGGGGCTTTCATGTAAAATACGACATCGACTGAGATAGGACCGTCGTAGAATTGTCCGTCATATTCTTGCTCGATAAGTTGCGAACATTGACGACGCCATGCCTTCATTTTAGGGTCTTCGTAAGTTCCGAATTTGCTGAATCGTGGCCTTGTTTGAGGTTTAGGCTCAATGTTTAAAATCATTTTCATGTTTTCACCAAATCAGAAGGGTAGATCTGAATCTTGGATATCCATAGGGTTTGAATTACCAAACGGATTGCCGTTATTTTTTGAATAACTTGGCGCTTGCTGTTGAGATTGATTATAACCACCGTTAGCATTGCTACCTTCACGCGCTGCACGGCTTTCTAACATTTGAAAGTTCTCAGCAACCACCTCAGTCACATAGACTCTTTGACCTTGCTGGTTCTCGTAGCTGCGAGTCTGGATGCGTCCAGTAATCCCAATCAATGCGCCTTTTTTAGCCCAATTAGCCAAATTCTCGGCTTGCTGACGCCAGATAACGCAGTTGATAAAGTCTGTTTCACGTTCGCCGTTAGCATCCTTGAAATTGCGGTTAACAGCTAGGCTAAACGTAGCTACTGCAATGTTACTGGTCGTGTATTTTAGTTCGGGGTCACGGGTTAGGCGCCCAACTAGTACGGTCGAATTGATCATTGATTTTCTCCTAGAATTTCATAATTTACAAAGTTGTCATCCAACAGCTTAGCGAATTGATGCCACTGATTCTCTCCGCCGTGGAAAGTTAGTGAAAGATTGACCTTGTACGGTTCAGCGGGTTTGCTAGGCACTTCCTCGACAGGCTTAGTGTCTTCGATAACCTCGCCTGTTTCAGCATTTACTGCTTTGATTTCCTTGTTAGCTGACTGTTGGGCCATTGCTTCAATCTCTGCTAGACGTGCCGCTTCTGCTTTTTGTTTGGCTTCTGCTTGCTGCTTGCGTTCAATAGCTGCATCACGGTCCTTCTTCATTTGCTTGACAACTTCAACTAGAGGTGTGCCAATTTGCAATAATTTGATATATAGCTCTGCCGGTAGTTCATAATCAAGAGCTTGTTCTTCAATCATGGCAATGTTGGCCTTGTATTCCTCAAGTCGGTCATACTCAGCCAAAACCAATGCGTCAATCTTTTCTTCTGTCGCTTTTTTGAGCTTCATTTTCTTATCCATGAAATCTCCGACTTTAGAAAAGCTCTCGTACTTGTCCTTGAATGTATCCTTGTCTAGTCCGGCTAGCTCACACTTACTTTCAAAGACTGATCTAACGTGGTCGATTCGCAGCATTTTTTTGTGTTCTTTGACTTCATCACGTTTAGCGCGCAACTTGTCAAGAAGTGCATTCAATGGCTCTAGCGAGGTCGCTAGTTTAGATTCAAACTCGGTGAGTGGGTCTTTGTAGATTCTGCCAATTTCCTTACGCTTGTCATCCAGTTTGTCGCCAAGCCCTTTGAAACGAGTAATTTCTTTTAAGACCTCGTCATATTCAAGCTGGTCCAGTTGCTCGTCTGATAGCTCGCTAACTGCCGCTTGAATAGCTGCATCGAATTTGTCAAAGTCGAAGTTAATCGTCCCCGGTGTATAAACCGGCTCGATTGTTTCCAAGAAATTGTTTGTTGCGTTGTTCGTTACGTCCTTCATGTCTTATCCCTTTCGATTGTTAATTTGTGTTTGAATGTCGTTAGATACCACGTTAAAACCTGCTACTAGCAACTCATGGAAGTCATTGAGCTTGTACTTCTTCAAGTAGTAATTAGCTACTGTTTCGGTTGCTTGACCAGTAATTAGTGCTAGCTCATTGATTTGTTGCATGATAAGGTCATGTTGTTCATTGCTAATGAAGTTAGGTTGTTGATCGCTTCTTGACTCGTAGCGTGCTTGTTGCGGTTGTTGGTTTTGATGTGGCTGGGGGTTGTGAGGTTGGTTTTGTTGCAAACTATCCTCTGACATTTCAAATTGGTCCACATCTTGGTCACCGATTGCAAACAATGACTGTAAGGCATATTTCCCAGCGTATGATTGCACCGCTCCTGTCCATTGCGGCTCAGTCATTTGTTTTAAGTCCCCGTTACGAGTTTTTAAAATCGGTACGGGAGACAATTCGGCAAACGCTACCGATTCCACGTTTTTTTCTTTACTGAAAGCCGTGGCAGTGGCTTTGATATAGGTTTTGTCCATAACTACAACCAAGTCATAGTCAACAACGACACTCCAGTTTGATTTAAAACTCTTGAATGTGTTGTAAATGTCCTCAGCACTTCTTGAAGCGTACTTGGCATTTCGTTCTTGCTTTTTTTCAAGCTGCATCCGTTGTTGCAGCTCAGTGAATGTCATTTCTTCCATGTCATATCCTTTTTAATACCCCTAATTCTCAAATTTTGGGTTCTCTTATCGTTTTTAGGTGGTAGTTTCTGATTTTTGGTATTCTTCGTAAAAATCAAAACCCTGCTCTCTAAGTCTGCTGAGTTTTCGTGCCATAATTTTATTCAAAAGATCAACAACATCCTTTTTATCTTCAGCATCCAGTCTGACCGATGACGAGATGTCTATCCCGTTAATGCTTTCGTAAACTTTGACCTCGATATAGTTCTTCCCTTCGGCTGAACTTAGCACTCTTACAATGTCACTTAAGACCCTTGACTCGTCCCAGACTTCTTCAAATTCTTTGAATGTTATCGTTGCTCTCACCTCTAAACTTCATTTTTTGATTATCTGCCATAATTAATGCCTACCCTCCCACCACTTCATGTTCTGTTACTTCGCCAAGAAGTCTAGGAGTGCTTTGATGCCATCTTTCATGGATTCTTCACGCTCCGTGCGTTCAAAGCCCGAGCCGTCAAGCTTAGTTACGTTGTATTCAGCTTCTACGATAAGCACTTCGCAGCCAAACGCTTCGGCAAGTTTATCAAGTTCGGTTTTTTGTTCTTCATACGAATCGAACGGTAAAATTAGTGCACCTCTTAACTCAGTAGTAAAACCCGCTTCAAATGCTAAGCTACCTCTGTCTTTGTATTTTCCAAGAAATCTATCTTTTTCTGCGCTGTAAAATACGACTAGTTTATTGTTTTCTTTCATGATTATTCTTCCTCACCTTCGTTGTACTTCTTGAAGCTCAATGCCAAACTTGCGATACCTGCAGCGATAACTACAAGGCCAAGAGTTGACATGATGCCCTCTTTTTCGCCAGTGTTTGGCAAGACACCACCGTAAACCGTTGTATTTGCCACCTCTTTTGGCTCAGAATCGAGTTTATAAGAGACTGTGGTGGTAGATTGTGCCACTTTGCCATTAGAACGCTCTACGCTCGTTTTAGGGGCTTTTTCTGGCGTGCTAGGTTTTTCTGGTGTTGGTTTAGTTGGTTCCTCTGGGATTTCTAGTTCTGGCAAGTCC